AGAAACTCATTTAGTAACGATCTCGTACTTTTTTTTGATTTCGTTTGTTGGTTCTACTATTGTAGCAAGAGTTTCTGAATAAAGCAACACGTCTGTGTCAGTTGTATATCTGGGCCATGGCTCCAGTGTACCATCATCCTTGATTAGGTACGGATCCTGTAGGTGGCAGTTCGGTTCCTCCTCCAGTTGTTCCACTTGACTGATCAGGTGTATCCCTGACTTCAGTATCACTACCATCGTTTCCATCTTCATCCTCCAATACTTTTTCTGCGTCAGCAAATAATTTTTCCATGTCTAAATCACTCTCAGTAACTCCTGCAATCATGTCTTCATGCTGCTTAAAGTTCTGTTCGTAATTTTCTTCTTTGATTGCTTGTATATATTGATCAGCAATCGTATCTAATGGATCATATGCTGTTAAAACATGATGACCAGGTAGATAGAAATCTCTATCCTTACTCAAAGGTGCCCAAGGAAACCAAGCAACCTGATAACCTTTCTCCCTATTGAATACAATACCACCATCATCAGATACAATATCTAATCTAAAGGGTTTATGTAAATGAAATCCAATTGGTTCTTTGGTATCAGGATCTAAGATCTCTTTAGCCTGAGTGATTACCTCCTCACCAGATTTTAATAACAAAAGTTTTACGCTCATTCTACGTTGCCACCCATTTTGCGAACATTAGTAATGTATGTATCACGCAAACTAGGTACAGGTTCAACAATAGAAACAACCATATTATGATTAATAGGAATTCTAGTCTCAGGTGTTAGTGGACACCATGGAGAATAATTAACCCTTACTTCTGGATCTGAAACAACACCAGTTCCATCTAATTTTGGTTGATCATACTCAACCCTGTAAGGGAAGTTTAAAATATATGCTTGACGTGCACCACTATCTTTATCTACAGCTTCCTGTACGTCAGCAATAACTTGATCTCCACTGAACATGATAACAATCTTCACACGATCTGTGTTGACAATCGGTCCTTGAGTTTCAGGTGGAGTTACATTTATTGGATCCTTCTTTTTTGCCATGACTTAAAGGTTTAATACTAAACATTATAATAGGGGGACTGAACTTTGTCAATCCCCCCCTGTATATACTAGATATAATCTTTTCTAGTATGATGTTCTGGAACTATCTTACCTAGTGTTACCACCAGTAATCCGTCATCGAATCCGACACTTCTGATCTCGGTATCATCTGAGATTGTCCAGACCCTAGAGAACGACCTGCTGGCCACTCCTTTATGGACAAACGTTCCATCATTTTCCTGTTCTTTTTTGCTGCCTTCCACATGTAGTTTTCCAAACTCCGTGAAGACTTTGAGCTCATCTTTCTTGAAGCCTGCCAAGGCAACCTCCAACCTCGATTCGACATTGTTTATCTCAATTATGTTATATGGTGGATAGTTTGAAGTGGTATCTACCCCGTCCCAAAATCTATTGAGATATTCATCCATTCCGATGCTATTGCGAGTAATCCTATCCATTAAATCTGGAAGGTTGGCAGCATGAAATCTTGCTAAGTTAGTCATGATAGTTCTCCTTAAATAAGCGAGTGTTTATTGTGTGTACCCTTGCGGCATACACTACTATTTAAGCATAAACTATCAAAAAAGGTTATGGTATTAACCGAAAATATAAGTTCGGTTAATCCTCCTTCTTCTTACCTATGTTATATTTGCTCTCTAATGTCCAATCACCCTTCTCTTTATAAGCGAGAACTTTAATTTGACTTAGAGGTGCTACATCTGCAATAGTTTCTTTGGATGATATATCAACTAGACCCCAATCACTAAGTAATTGTACTATACGATTCCTACGTTGCACATCATTCAGACTTAAGTTTGCTTTCTTACCATCCAAAGCAAACAACTCTTTAAAATGTACAATGTAATATCTTCCTTGTTTGTGTAGTATGTGACAAGATTGATAAAGCTTCTTCTCTTTCCTAGAAGCGACACCAATACGTGTTAATGTTTCTCTTACCTTTAAGAAGTCATCGGGTTCCTTAAGACCCACTTCAACCATTTGATCAGCGGTCCAACTGACCTCTTCGATCGCACTCATCTTTTTCCTCCCATGTCATGTTTTTGGCGTAATGATTCAATTTGAGATTTGGTAAGAAGAGTTAATGCGACCTTCGCTTTTTCGTTACTATAACCATAGTGTTTTTTGACCAGATCCAGATCTTCAATCTGTTCTTTCTTCAACCAAGGAGAGAAACGCTTTCGTTTCCTCAATGTATTTAGCAAGAAGGAATACTGCATATCTTTATCAAGATGTGCATTCAAATTCATCTCATTAGAAAATAATATGCTATCAATATTCCCAGACAAACATCTATTGATGATATAAGGAGGATAAGAAGATATCGCTGAAGGTTCATCAGCAATAAGATTTTCTTTGGTGTAATTGACAGAGTTAAGCCAGTCTTTAAGTTCATAGGTCATGTAAATGTCCTCACAGGACCCACTACACCAGTCTCAGACTGGTTTATTCGGTAAATATGTACGCTACCACTCTTCATGGTAACATGTACTTCTCCACCGTTAATAATTGCTTGTTGTGCTCCTGGACAGAAGGTAGACAACCCACCCTTACGAGTGTGATACAGTTGACAGTACCCGCTTTGCAGTACACGAACCCCCAAACTTCCCATAATTAGTAATAATCAATTCACGACGTTTTGTTTGGTCCTTCATGTAATCACCTGTGGACCTCATGGTATATGTATGAGCATAATCATACTGACACCATTCAAGATATCGCATAACGATATCAGGGTGATTATTATATGATATCATAACATTGCATAAGCACTTGTCCATGACATCCGCAAACCTTTCATGATCAAATCCTCTATGCATACCACCCTTGTTACCATAGAGTGCATCCTTTATGTCATAAGGTGGATCAGCATATATGAAAGTTAAGGTTTCATCTGAGACAAGGGATTCATACGATTCATTTGTGATCTTCCATCCTTTAATGAGTTTGGAATATTCTCCAAGCTTTTCGATCCCTCGCATGGAAAAGTTACTGTCTGATGCTTGTGCTGAAAACGATGATGATTCAGTAAGACCACTAAAGGAACACTTATTAACGACATAAAAAGCGCAGGCTTTATCAAAGTCAGATTTTTCTGGGTCATGTAAATACTCCTTAGATTGTTCAAATAATTTCCTAGCAGTAGGAGGATCAGGATGTTCCTTCTTTAGTTCAACTAAAACTTTCTGAAGTCCCCCACCATGATCTCTTAACTGTATCCAGAAATTCACTAAAGGTTCATAAAGATCATTCACCCAGATAGGTACACCAGGTAAACGCTTAGTCATCTCAAGAGCCATACTACCGCCACCCAAAAATGGTTCACGGTATTCAGTAATTTCCCTAGAAGGCAACCACTGTGTTAATTTTGATATAGCTCTGGATTTACCACCAGGATAACGAAGTGGAGTTTTTAAAACAGCCATCTACCCTCCATTAAGTTCACATCCAACAGTAGCACCACCAACTATACCAAGTGGAATTGCCCACCATCTACCATCTCCTTGAGATAAAGCAGCACCTACTCCTCCACCTATCAATCCACCTGCAATCTTACCGTCAGTGCAGTCGTTATCATCAACTTCCCTGTATTCCTCAACAACTCTTCTCTCTCTGATAATTGTTGATTGTTTATTGTCACATGGAAACTCAATAGTTTCTTTCCAAGATCTTACATAACCAGGATCTTGTTCTGTACCTGGTACATACTCCTCTCTATACTCAGATCTGAAGCATGATTTTTCGTGAGAATACCCACGCTGATACTCACCTGCCATCACAGGAGAAGTAAGCATTAAAAGTGCTAGAATAGTTTTCATTTGATAACGGGCATGTAAGGGGAATGAGGTGCGATTTCTATAGTATCAAGAAGTCTGTGAAAACTTTCTGACATCTTACGATATCCTGTACCAACATACAACTGTCCAACAAATACTGATACAGTTGCAGCACCCCAGAAGATGTAGTACCATCTAGATTTAACCTGATGGCGTTGTTTCTTTCTCAATTTAGTCATTACCATTCAACTTTAAAATTCAAATGTGGCTTGCCAGAAGTTCTACTCCAGTAAAAAGCTTTAGCCATATTCTTTACACTCATACCTTGAACACGTTGACGTGCTTCGATAAGATCATAGTTCTCCTTAACCCATTCTCTCAGATTATCACCAGACCATTTCTGTCCAGTAACATTATCTGTTATTGTATATGACTTTCTCGCACATGGAGAAACATTCTCATGATGAGTTAGATAGCGAAGATTGCTAGATTTATTATTCGTCTTGTTGCGATCTTTATGATCTATCTCCTGACCTGGTTCCCTCGGAGGTAGATATGCGTGAGCAACGAGATGATGGATGTAAGCTTTTTTCTGCTTAACTCTACCAGTGTCATCTCTAATATATTCCATATCATCAGTACGAAGAGATACATTAATCGATTCGTATCTATGCTCTGGATAATTTGGGTGTCCTCTCAAATGAGTTGATACTCTTACCAAACCGTTCGGTTCGATTGACCTTCTTTCATGCTTTACAGGTTCCCTGTAAGCAATACCATCATCGGTTATATAATAACCAGGGTAAATAGTACTTTTCATTTGAATTGACACTCCACCATAATTTCAGTTAACGCTGCTAATAAATTAATTTCTTGATCAGCAACAAATGCTGATTGGTATTGATATTTAGCAATTATCAATACCGCTTGAGGTATACTAGCAGGTAATAAAGAATCATACAAGCTATCGTATACAGTTCTTAGTATAACATTAGGATCATTGTCCAAATTAGTAACAATCCACTTACGAACAACAGAGAATTCCTTGTTCTTTAACGCTGATACCAACTCTCCAAGTCTGACTTCGTTGAGGACTGCCAAGATCCCCGTATCGATTGATCCCGTGGAGCTATACCGCTGAAGTTCGTTGAGCGTTCTTCTGAAGTCTGGGAAGTATTTCTGGACGACCTCAGCGACCACCGCATCATCATACCGTATACTTTCTCTGGTAAGTATATCACGGCATCGCTCAAAAAACTGAGCAGCGATCTTCTGTTTGTCTTTTCGTACATTACAATCAATTACTGTTGTTCTGGAGTGGAGTGGTTCAATGATTTTGTTCTTGAAATTGCAGGTAAAAATGAATCTGCAGTTTCTGGAGAACTCCTCAATACTCGCTCTAAGAAGGAGTTGTACGTCGGGAGTGGTATTGTCTGCCTCGTCGATGATGATAACCTTGTGTCTCGACTGACTTGTGAGAGATACGGTAGACGCAAAGCTCTTGGCACTACTCCGAACTGTATCAAGAAACCTTCCCTCATCTGATCCATTAATGACATAGTAATCAACTCCTAGTTCTTTACATAATGATTTAGCAACTGTGGTCTTTCCGATACCAGCAGTACCACACAAAAGGAGATTAGGGATCTCTCCGTTGTTAACAAAAGATTGGAATGTATTCTTGATATCGGATGATAGAATACAATCCTCAATGGTTTGTGGGCGGTACTTTTCCACCCACAGAAAATCATCCTTCATACTTACTATCAGGCTCCAATGCGATAAGGTACTCTAGGTCTCTAGTCACCCCTCTAAAGAGAGATGCATTCTGCTTACTAATTGTAACCTCATAATCACCAGGTAGCAACTTGAGGTTCTCTACCTTGAAGTTGAAAGTGAAACTACTATCAGTCTCTCCAACCTGTACAGCATAGGTATTTGAAGTATCATTCTTCTTATCACGAACAACAAGTTTAACAACACCATTCTCTCCAACAACTGCTAAGTCCTCTATCTGATAGATCGCTGCTGCCTTAATAACATTAGAAATATCTGCCCATGCTACTGTAAAACATATATCCTTACTTGGAAGTTCCACCCTATTCTCTGGTGGTTGAACTATAGTAGATGGATCAGCAAAGAAGTACCTTGATGAATTTCTTTTATCCTTAATGATCACATAGTTATCATTATCAAAATTAAAATCAGGATCCTCAAATAATGTAAGACCAGATAAGAACTCACTCAAATCATAGATAGCAAAGTTCTTTGGGAACTTCTCTTCCACGATAGCACGAGAAAGTATATTCTTCTGGATGGATAGAGTAGATAACTCAGTACCTTCCTTAAAACAAATTGACTGATTAATATTGGAAAAGTTCTTTAGTATGTCAAGTGTACTTTTAGAAAGTTTCATAAGGCTCCGAGATCTCCTGTGGTTTGGATGTGAAATGATATAGTAGTATACAATAATGTATTGCCTTTAGTATATCATGTTTTGGACGACCCTTCTTGTCGTACCTACTCAAATACTTTATTGCATTGGATCTACAGAATGCTTCTGCATCACCAACTGATTCAATAAGGTCGAGTGTTTGAATATTAGATCCTTCAGTAGTGTAATGTCCTCTATATGTGCTAGAGATATAATCTTTAGCTTTATCGAGGATCTCATCCTCTTCATACTTACACACTACCTTTGGATTGTCAATACCCGCAGGTGCTGCGGGTTTGACTTTGAGGTTTTCGTTTTCCATTTCTTTTAAAACATCATAAAGTAACCACCATGCCATTATTATACCTCAAAGTCAACGTTCGCGTCAACCTTGTCATATAATTCTTGGAAAGCTTGCTTGGTCTCTTCATCAAAACGAGAGATACAAGTAGTAATTGCCTTGGCACGATTACCAAAAATACTGAAGGCACGTACAATATGAACAAGTCTACGTGTACTGATAACCTCATCCACTCCACCATCAAAGAAGGTCTTACGGATAATATCTGCCCAGTCAACTAGACGCTTACAGAAATCCTGATCATCACATAGTGCCTGAAGGATCTTTATTTCACTAGCAGGTGTTGGATACTCTTGCTCAAAAGTAACAGGGAACCTTTCAAGGAATGCTTCATTCAATACGTTAGTACCAACAAAACGTCCATCATCGGATCCTTTACCCTTAGTATTAGCAGTAGCAACTACAGTAAATCCATTAGCAGGTTGTACATACTTACCGATCTTCTTAAGGAATACACCCTTACCTTCTAAGATACTCTGTAAGCAAAGGATCTTGTTAGAAGCGAGATCAATCTCATCCAATAATAAAACTGCACCACGTTGTAGTGCCTCTACCACAGGACCATTGTGCCAAACAGTGTTCCCATCAACAAGACGGAAACCACCAATAAGATCATCCTCATCTGTTTCAATTGAAATGTTTACTCTGATAAGTTCTCTCTTTGCCTGAGCACATGCTTGCTCTACAGAGAAGGTCTTACCATTACCTGACAATCCAGTAATGAATGCAGGATAAAATATTCTACTTCCAATAATCTTTTTAACATCATTGAAGTTTCCAAACTTAACAAAGTTATTATCAAGTTCTGGTACCAAGTCTTGCTCCACAGTAGGTAGCACAGTAGGTGAAGCAATTGCTTTCTCTAGTATCTCACGTCCTTCCTCAACTGTCAAGTTCCATGACCCACGCTTAACTTTATATGCTTCAAGTTTACGTGCAACAGTAGGATACCCAACATCACGAGAACGTGCAAATTGCTTTACATGAGAGGCATCTATCTCAGTTCCGAATTCTTCACGTAGTTCATCAATAAAGTTGACGGATAGTTTTCTCTCAAAAGGCATAATAATAAGGAAGTTGTTTGTGTATGTACGTAGTATAGCAAAAACACACACCCCGTACAGTGGGTGTGTGCCAGTTATTTGATTGGTCTATGCGATCCTTTCTATGAAGGATGACAAGATCTTCTTGTTCATCTTCTTAGCACCTAGAGACTTAGTGAATGCTCTCTTGATATCTGCTTTAGAATCAGACTTTGGTTCAAACTCTGTATCAGTATTAAGTGCACCTACAGATAAAGCATACTGTACTGTCCAGTAAGAAGTTGTGCAGATGAAAGATTTGGTTTTTCTCCATACTCTATCTGCATCTTCCCATGCTTCATAGTTACGTCCCATGCAGTAACGCTTAAATCTATTCCAATCTTGTCCACCAAGAAGATAGATATTCATAAACTCACACTCAGGAAAACGATCTCTAAGTTGTGAAACAAAAGTACCAGTCTGGTGATGACCATCTTCAAAGGTATATGTTCTACCAGTCTTACGATCACGTAGGAAAGTACGGTCTGCAAAGATGTTACTTTTCCAAATCTTAGTTCCAGTATTATCATACTTCTGCATCTCATTACCATATCCACATGGATATCCTTCACCATCAGTTAAACTAATTACATGAACTTTCTCAGCACCTGTACGTGATTTGAACTCAGGAAGAATATAGTTCATAGAAATCATTGCTTCATTAAGTGGAGTACCACCCATACCTAACTGACTAGGACATCCACAACTACGATTTGAAAGAGAGTATGCTAATCTCCAGAAGTTTTTAATTTGCTTCTCATGCCTACGGTTATTAACTGAACTAGTTAATACATTAACCATACTAAAGTCTTTTAAAATAACTTTGTTCTTAAGTTCAGCACCGAAATCATAGCATGGATCACCATATCCTCTGTAAGCATCAGTGAACATGTATACATCGTAAGCAATACCAACCTTACGGCAGAAACTTACCAATGTAATTAATTGCTTAACTGTTGCTAAGATAGAACTATGCATAGAACCTGACCAATCAAGGTTAAAGATTAAACCATGGTTCTTACCTTGAGGAAGAGTAGTTACCTTCTTAAAGATATCCTCGTTATATCTGTAAGTATGAAGCTTCGTTGTATCGAGAACCCCAGTGCGATTAGTAGCAGCACGAGCATAACTCGAAGCTGCCTTACGGCACTCAAACTCTTTGACCAAATAACTGACTTCTTTATTGTTTGAAGATTTGAATTGATTGTATTCATTATCGCATTGCTTTAAAGATTGATAAAAATATCTTGCCATGTGTAACTCATGATCATCAGCAAAATCTTTCTGAGTTTCAAGATCTGCCTTTCCCTGATAGAAGTTATCTAGTACTTCAGATACTTCCTTATTAGAAATAATTACATTCTTACCTAGTGAAGGTGGTAACTCAACATAAACATTCTCACGTCCCTGACTGTGATTAACCAAATGCTTGATTGCTTCCTCAAGATTGTCTGCAGTCTTAACTGTTGGTTCACCATTCTTTACATTTGAACCATCACCACGTCCTGCCTCTTCTCCACCAGGTTGCTCCTTTCCTGCTTCTGTCTGTCCTTCACTATCATTCTCTTCTGGTGAAGATGGTGGTTCACCTTGATTAAAGTCATCTGCAATATCTTCTTCTGGTCTTGGATTTTGATCACCACCATCTTCATACTCAGTATTATCTTCACCTAAGTTTGGACGAGAACTCTGTTCCTCTTCCTGTGCTTTCTTATCCTCTTCCATCTTTCCTTTGCAGTAAGTATATACTTCCTTAGCAAGTTCAAGTACATCCTCAAAAGTCTCTAAGTTAAATGCTTTATCACGGAAAGGTACTTCTTCCTCAGAGAAAGGTACATCAGAGAAGTTACCGATCTTAAAGAATACATTTAACTTGTCTGCAAGATTTAACTTAGACCATTCAATGTCTTCGATCTGAAAGAAATCTTCATCAGAAAGTGTCTCATATCCAGCATAGAAAGTCTTAGGAAGACCAGCATATCTACGCTTCATTAACTTCTCAATTCTAATATCCTCACATACATTTACGAACTGCTGAGGGATCTCCTTTAAGTAGTCCCATTCGTTAGGGGTGTACAATGCGTGACCAACTTCATGTGCGATCAAAAGATCAGTTACTGCATTTACACTATGGTTCCAAGTTGGAAGAGTTAGTACTCTTGTATCCACATTAAACTGTGCTGTGGAAACCTGACGATGTTCTACAATCAGATCTTCCTGAGCAAGAAGTTTAGCGAGTGATTCCTTTACTAAATTCATTAAGTTCCTTGTGTATGTACATATTATAATACCCCTTCCGTGGGGAAGAGGCATTTAGTAGACACTTTATCAACTGTCTGCGTTTGGCACGTGCTTGCCGTAACGCTTGGGGTTTAAGATGGCGTTTCTTTTCCTTTTTGGAATGATGCTGCCAATTTGGAACTTTCATGGAGCTTCTCCAGTGCTGCGAGGACTTCAGGGGTTTCCTCCCACGACCATTCTTGGTTGTGCTTGGAGTTTTTCTTGACGACAGTATGGGTTCTAGTGGTCATGCGGTACGTGCTAGTACATACCATAATACACCACCAGTGACCATTGTGTCAACCAGTACTAGGAGAATATTTATAATCATGTCTGTCCTGAAGGTACTTTAGGTGGACATTCTAGATGAACTGTACCTGTAAGAGGTTGATGCAAGTGCTCTAAGATGTGATCAACTTTCTGATTAAGCTCATCTAACTTTGCAAGGATCTCTGGATGAGGTGCGTGTGATGCTGGTGGAAGATCTGCTGGTGGTACATATCCTGCTGGATCTATAGTAAAAGTAATATCACCTGTTGGTTGAGTATTAATTGTAATGTCCTCTTGAATAAGACCTGGACTTTGATCCGATACATCTGTTCCGATTGTGTTACCAGGAATTGCTGATCCTGATCCGATATTTTGATTGGGGTCGTTTGGCATACCGCCAGCGATTGATCCAGAATAAGTAGGCATAATAGTTTTTTCCAATATTTATTCTTCCCTAGTAATAACTGAGAAGTTTTGTTTCTTTTCTACATGTAATGTAGAGGCAAATTTGTCTTGCAATGCATCTGTCTTATGAGATATAACAAAGACATTTGTTTTATCAGAGACAGTATGCAAGATCTTCATGAAATCATCTGTACCAGATGTATCCAAACTACTGTCAAAGATTTCATCTAGTATCAACAGGTTAGTATTGGCACTGTTTTTCATCTTAGCAATAGTTCTCCAAGTGAAGAGTAGAGCAAGGTCAATCCTCATCTTCTCTCCTTCAGAGAAAGAAGAATAGGTAAACTCATCTCTAAACCTAGACTTGATGGTCTCCTCGAAATTTTCATCGAGATCAAATGACACATAAAAATCTAGTTCCTTAAGATACCTATTAATCAATTGATTCATAACAGGCAAATACCTTTTAATTATACCAGCTTTGATGCCAGTATCTTTCAACATGTTAGCTACAACATCATAATCATTACGGGTCTTCTTTTGTTTAGATAACTTCTGTTCAATATCTAAACCTTCTTGTGCTAAATCTTTTAATTTTGTTTTCTCTCTGGTAATATTACTCCCACCGCTAGACCCTTCAATTGCTCTCTCAATTTTTTGGATTGCATCTCGTTTCCATTGTATTTCTCTATTGTTTGCAGAAATTTTTTCCTGCGAGGATCGTACTTTATTAAGCAGATCTTGTTTGGCTCTGACTTGTGCTGTGATTTCATTAACTTTTTCTTTTAAATCAGTAGAAGCTTTTGATAATTCAGTTAGAGATTTTGTGATACCATCCTTTTTATTATCCCTAAGATCATCAGTAATATCCTGCTTACATGTAGGACACACTGAGTTCTTTTCAAAGAATTTATACTCCTTCTTTAAGTTATGTTTTTTATCTTCAAATTTGGACTGATAGATTTTGAGTTTACCCAACTCATCATCACATGATTCATACTCATCTAACTGTTGCTGTAAGGATGCACATTCCTCTAAACCATCAGCAACAGATGTCACAATTAAACTAATCTCATCCTCAATAGATTTAATTTCTGTCTTTCTTTGTCTATTATTTGCTTGAGATTGCTCTTTAAGGTCATCAATAAACCTTTGCTGCATCTCAACTTTTTCTCTTATGATTTGGAATTGATAATCATACTCTCTAATATCTTCTCTAACAACCTTGAACTTATCTTTAAGTATAGTATTCATAGTAGAGAAGATACGAATATCCAAAAGATCTTCAATAACTTCTCTTCTATTAGGGGGTGTAAGTTGCATGAATGGAACAAAGCATGATGATCCTAAGACCACCACCTGAGTAAATGATTTATAATTCAACCCCAGAATACTCTGTTCCAGATATTTTTGCTGCTCTTGAACAGATGCTTCCTGCGAGAGCATTTGTCCATTGAGATGGATTTCAAACAACGAAGGTTTAAACCCACGTCGTACAATATAGTCACGAGAACCAATACTAAATTCCAACTCAACGAGCAGATCCCTTTCGTTAACCGCATTGACTAGTTGTCCTTTGGTTATTTTACGAAAAGGTTTATTGAACAAAGCAAAGCACATGGCATCCAAGAATGTGGATTTACCAGCACCGTTTGTTCCAGTTATCAGGGTAGCAGGACTTGCATCAAGTTTAATCTCACTATAAACATTACCAGTAGAAAGAAAATTCTTCCAACGGATTGACTTGAATAGAATCATTCGACAAAAATTATTCTCTAGGCGGTACTACTATGTCATCGGGGGTGACAACATAATATTCGTGACCGTGTGTAACACAAGCATGGATAATCTCTCGATCATCAACTTCTACCACTGACATCTCTGGAAAATTATCAGCTTCCAGGAGTCCAGCATAGCGTATTGCGTCGTCTTTGTCAAGAAACATGTAAACTAACTTGTTCCCTTTCTTTTCTGTCACAGCATAAGCACCCTCTGATTCCTTACCATTGAGTGAGAGTATAAACATTAAACTAACTCCAAAGCTTCAACATAAAGTGATTTGAGTATTCCCTTCAATGCTGGTTTATCAGAATACTGCATGTCATCGACATACTTATCTAATATAGTTAGGGTATCTTCCTTCTCTACATCTATCTCTTCATTCAAATCCTGTTCAAAGGATGGATCCTCAATAATCTTAATCTCATGAACTCCTGCAGCATACAGTTGACTAATGAAGTAATCAAACTTATCTGTATTAGTTTTCTTCTCAACGATTATCTTAATAAAACTCTGAGTATACTGAGCGTAATTAAATTTAGATGAATTTATACTATCCTCATCATAATATATCTTCTGATATATGTAATAAGGATTTTCAATAAATTCTAACTCCTTAGTATTAGTATCAAATATATGGAAGCCGCGTTTCTGATTGTAGTCATTCCAATAGATTTGATATGGATTTCCTAGGTATGTTATATTCTCCCTAGTACTCTTCTGATGATAGTGTCCTGAGAATACCTTTTCAAACTTTTTATATGGAGAGGTAGCATGGCCATGATCCATGATGTATCCTCTGTGTGCCTCAAACCCATTAAGTTCTAAGTGTCCCATTGCTATAGGACATTCAGTTTCATCAATAAGAGAATAAGTTTCATCATGATTCTCTTCATTGATCCAAGGTATGAATAGAATAGGTAGACCACCTATCATAACCTCAGTTGCTTTAGAGTATATTGTTACATTATCATACTCTCCAACTGTAGTTACCAGAGTGTTTACGAGATTAGTATTTTTAAAATATGCTGTGTGGTTTCCTACTAAGGCATGAACTTCAACTCCCATGTCCTTTAGTACATCAAAATAATTATGAGTTGCCCACTGTGCTGCCCATATATCTAAGTTTCTACGGTTATCAAATGTATCTCCTAGGTCTAGAACTGTTGTGATGCCACGTTCCTTTAAGGTAGGAAAGAATACATTACGATAGAACTTCTTAAAGAAGTCATGAAATATTCTACTAGATTTCCTTGCACCAAAGTGTTGGTCTGTGATGATAGCAACTTTCATTGTTTAGTTGTATTACTACGTGTCCTGTTGATGATAGTAATAAACTTATCGCCAGCAAATGTACCAGCAAGACATACATCTATCTCATCACCATCCTTCCAGTTCATATCACCATTCTTCTTGGTGTGTAACATAGCTAATTGGATCTTGTCAATTACTTCTTGTTTTAATATCATCTTGCTTTTAATAATGGTGGAACTTTACCTGACATAGCCATACCAAAGAAATTCATAGTCAATCTTGATTTAGAACCGAAGGTCTGTACCCCATGGTGAGTTTTGCTATTAAACAAAACAAATCGATTGTATACATTCTCTACTTTAACTGTCTCAACATATTGATCATGAGCAGCATCAAATCCTTTCTCATAATCCTCATCAGATATACCCTCTCCTAGATAGTGCCTCTCTTTAATTCGTAGTTCATCTTTGTATTGTAATGAGTATCCGTTCTTTGCTTTATACACAGAGGTTCCAGTATCAGGTTCAGTATCCTTATTCAAGTATACTATACCACCAAAGAGTGTGTCAATGTCTTGATGGATCCACCCACGATTTTTTTTATGGTACTTATCACTATGAAAGGGTTGTATCTTCTGAAAGTGGAGTTGTAATTCCCAAGTATCAGGAACTGAATCATGAAAGAGGAGATGTATCTTCTCACCAACATATGTAAATAATCTATTGTCTTCAATATGAAGTCCCTTAGTTCGTACTCCTGGCCAATTGCCAATATCAGGTGGGTAGTACTTTAAACTGTTAGCTATCTCTACTATAGCATCGGGATCCTCAAAGAAGTCATCGATGATTGTAATAGGGTAGGTCACTTAATTTTTATTTCAACGTTCTCTTTAATAGTATTATAATCAGAATGACCTGTCTTGTCATCCGTATGGAAGACCTGATCATATCCCGACTTACTTAAAATCTTATTCTTAATCTCCAACTGACGCTTCTCCTTCTGTATTCTCCTGAGAAATGCGTAGTATATAATCTGAGTAAAGTATGCAAAGGGGTTATTTGATTTCTCTGGATTAAAATTCTCTATGTACTGTACACAATTTTCTATACCATCACATATCATATCCTCTCTGAACATATAGTTGACAAAGTTTGGCTTATATGATAAGTGTGTAGCTATCTTTAAAAAACATCCACCAATATAATTACTGATCGGAGGACGGGGTTCACCCTTCTCTTTCGCTCGTGCACACTGTGTTTTAAAAATAACAAGTGCTTCGAGAAACTCTTTATTATTTACATAATGCTCCGATACAACCTTTTTCTTTCTCATGTGTATGGTCCTTTGTAACTATATTATAACCAAAAAACACCCATAAGTCAATGGGGGCTTGACAAGGGTGTTAAAAGTTAGTACAATACGAGTGTGCGAGTTCAAGAGACAGTTATATATCCCATAGAGATTGCAACTTAACTCTAGCTTCTTCAACAGTTGAAAGTCTTCCGTTAGCACCTAATGTATCACAGTTGAGTCTCCTTAAAGACATAGCATAAAATACTTGAACTTCAGTATCAACTTCAACGATAGTAATAATTTTATCTTTAGGAATAATAAATTCCTCCTCCTTGGAGAATTTCATCCAGGGCGACACCTTTGCACCCTGCTTGTTTCCTTGAAGCAAGACTTCTTCTATCTCTATAGGATTCTCTACAATTAAATAGTCGCCGTTCTCATCGTTAACATGTGTTACTACAGAAAGAATTTCCTCTCCAGATACTAATTTTAGTGCTGCAAGAAATTCAGGTTTTTCCATTTCCTTATTTAATTCGGACATCAATGAACTCATAATTAAAGTTTTCTTCATTGTATATTTTCACTCTTTCTACAAGATGGTTCAAAGTATAATTCCTTTGTGATCCTTTGGAGATGTCATCTGCAATATCATATAATACTGCTTTACTTTTGTGTTCTCCTCTCCTCAAGACCCTGCCGATCGACTGGAGGTTTCGGATTTTTGATTTTGAAGGCGATGCAAAGACAACGTTATGTAAGTTCCGAATATTAATACCAGTGCTAAAAGTCCCATA